AATTGAGCAGCTTCATGGCTTGGTGATTTTCACGACAAGCATCATATACCCCATGTCATCCTCACGGCCATCCTTGATGATCTCAACGCCCTGAATGCCTATAAAATCGGTGAAGTGCCAAAGGCTCCGGTGGGTCTCCAGTTCATTGCCGTAGGCTGCACCTTGCTCGATCCACACTGCCGGCGTGCTGATAAGAAGAATGCCGCCGGGATTCAGCACATCGTTCACGATCTTGCTTATCACTGCATTGCCTTCATCCTTGTCGAAGTGTTCAAGAACATCTGTCATGAGCACGCAGTCGTACTTCAAATCAATTGACTGCAAATATTGCTGAATAGTGCAGTGGTGAACCTTGTCATAACAAAGCCAAAGCGGCGAGTGGTAGTCGTAAAAGCCTTCGACCCCAATGATGCAAGTATTCCGGTAATTTTCTTTTACTCCTACATCAAGCCAGTTGCGGATGCCTGCACCGTTGATGCCATGCCCTACACCAAGGTCAAGGATGGTCTTTGGGGAGTGCATCAAGACCTGACGCATGATGTCTCTGAACGAGGAATAGGAGCCGATTGGCATGGTGTGTGTGTTTATGTGTTAAGCAAAGAAGGGAGCAAGGCACATGGCCTCACTCCCTTTGTATTTATCAGAGGTCGGATCAGCTCGCGCTTCCGTAGATCGCAGCGGTAGGCTGGAAGGAAAGCAGAGCTACACGGGCTTCAGCGCGGTAGGTCACCAGGTTGCGAACGAAGTCATCCTGGTCGAACTCCGTGGAACGCACTGCCAGACCGGAAGCCTGGGCGATTGCAAACGCATCGGTGTTCATGACATAGATCTTGCCGCTCACGATTTGAGAGTGAGGCACGAGAGGAATACCCACGATGCGAGTCTCGCCTTGTGCACCGATCGTGATGCCACCCGGTACACCGTAGCTTCCGTTCGTAGGCTGGGTCTTCAGAACGCTTGCCCACACTGCATGCGTGGTCAGGATTACGTTGGGCTGACCGAGGCCGAGAGCCAGGTGCTGCGCAGTGTAGTCGATGATACGCTCGGCAACCGGAGTGGCAGAGGTGCTGCCGGCGGTAGCAGATGCAGTGATGGAGGCCATGAACGAGTTGTTCACGCGGCGGTTCCAATCTTCGAGCAGGCTCTGGGAGAGGTAGGCCTGAAGGAAAGGCAGATCTTGAAGCATCTGACGGCTCACCTTCGCATAACCAGCCACGAAGGGAACGGAGGTGTTCACCATCGTCACATCGTAGTCAACCTGGGCCTTCTGGTTGCCTTCGGTCTGCGTGCCGAAAGAACCTTCACCGATGGCAGTGTTGCCGCGGGGGAAAGTCACGTTGCCGGTGGCGGTGGGGATGATGCGGAAGATGTTGTAGAGATGCGGGCTGAAATAGCTGCGCAGGATCGGGTTGTCAGTGTAGCTGATCTGCGAGGTGCCGGTCAGGTTGTTGGTGAGCGTCATCGTTCCGACATCTTTGGTCGAAGCGAAAGCACGCTCATTCTTGATGGCCTCGAAGTTGGCGGCAACAATGTCCATGATGCCAGCCTTCAAAGACTTCTGACGGTCACCGCCAAAAGCATCAGCTTCCATCTCGGACTTGATTTTGCCGTTTGCGGCGATCAGGCCATTGATCTTCTCGCGGAGTTCGCCGAGGGTCTCGCCCTTCTTCTGCGCATCTTCGTTCAGCTGCGCTACGGTGGCAGCATGCTTAACATCCAGAGCAGCGACTTCTGCGCTCACCTGGCTTTTGATTTCAGCGAGCTTCGGATCGAGCGCGCTTACGATGTCTTTTACTTCCATTTTGGTACGATTGTAAAAATTGTTTAGAAATGTTTTAATAGCAAAATATCGAGTGCATTTGCAGCTTTTTGCGCCACATCGACCTCGACTTTTGGCTCGGCCGGTGTCTCTGCGACTGCCGACTTGCTACTCAAATCTTCGATGAGTTGGTTGAGCTGCTTGATCTCAAGCATCAAGAGTTCGATGGTTTCATCTGTCGCATCTGTGTGCTTGATGAACTTTTCGAGCTTCTTGACCCTTTCAATCCTTGCATCCATTGATTTCAGTCCGAGCATTGGCGTGTACTCATTCGCGCCCCAGCTCGTCAAAGAACTTCCTTCATACAAAACTACGTCATACAATTCAGTGGCATCCTTGCCCTTCCGGCTGCCCTTTACGTTGAACCCGATGGAGTGCTCTTTCACCAGGTCACTCTCGACCATCTTGATGAAGTCGCGGCCCAGCGTGTGAGTGCCGATCTGTGATTCGTAGTAAAGGCCATAAGAGTCTTCTTTCAGCTCCATGATCTTACCCAGCGGTTGCCGTGGGTCATGGTTCAGAAGGTGCTTGATGCGTCCCTTCGGGAACCACTCATTGAGTGACTTTTGGAAGGCACCGGGTACGATGATGTCACCATCCGAGTCTTTTATGTTGAAGGCAGAGAAGTAACCGGTGACGATGCCCTTCTTGACATCGACATCCTTCACATCCTGCGTCATGCGCTTATATCCGTAGATCATGCTTGTATTTTTCTCGTCAATCTGACGCAATTTACGAATTGCCCAATCAACCCCTGCATCACCGCCCCAGGCATCCCACATCAACCCTCCGCAGCCTTCGGAGTATGGCACATCCTTGTTCTGCTGGTGACGCTTGAAGGATGCCATCCGAGCGATGGTGTCACGGCTGATGCGCTCTCGGTTGGCGAGCTGATTGGCGCGTGTCCATCCGACCGGTGTGCCGCACGATGAACCATTCTCCTCCTTGTACTTCAGTGCTCGCTTGGCGTTGTTGGTGGCCGCCTCTGGGTAGTCGTTGTAGGTCTCTTCCTTGTGCATGATGGCATTGACGATGCCCTTCATGTCATCGTCATCATCATCGTCATCGTCATCGTCAGCCTCGCTCGCCTCGATGGCAAGGTAGGCTTGGTATGCCCGGTTCGCCGCTCGTTCGGTGTTATACACACACTCACCATCTCCGATGCGATATTTTCCGTTGCTACATTGTTCGACTGGCATTGCTATCGTCTTTTTGGTATTAGTCTGCCTTGTGCGTCCCGCTTGTTCTCAAATCCGAGAACGCACCTGCAATTTATCGTAAAAGCGGCAGGAGCTGCCGGGTCGAGTGGGTAGTCAGCGGATGCCGTGATGCCGTTGGTGCGACCAAGCTGCGTGAATGGCTGATCGAGTTCAACCACCCTGCCATCGAGCTGGGCATGGTCGTATTGGTCTTTTTCACTGAACCGGCGTGTCCGGAAGTCCATCACGCTGATCCACTCCTTTGTCACCTCGTAGTCTTGTAGCCTGGCCGCTTCGATGGCGGCAAGGTTGGCGGCTCGGTTGCTCTCTGTTCTGGTGATGGTCAACGCCCTTGCCGGAGATGCCACTTCAGGAGTGATGCGCCGGGCAATCTCTGCGAAGCCCCATCTCTCGGCGGTGCTCTGAACGAGGATGTTCAGGATCCGGTCTTTAGTCGTTTGCTCGATCAGTGAGAGCAGATCGAGTGCCTGCTTTGTGAGTAGTTCGGTGATGGTCAGCAGGAAGTTTGCGTTGAAGAATGAGACCTTCTGCCCTTTCTTAAGTTGCTGATTGGTCAGCCTACCAAACTCCATCGCGACCGATTTGTGGAGCTTGTTGATCACATTGAGAAGATTCTCATCCAAAAGTGTGAACTGCTGAAAAGCACGGTCAAAGCCTATCTCTTCGGCCTTGGCAATGAACTGCTCGGCCTGCTTTGTGAGAGCACGCTGAACCTTGGGCAGACCTTCATCCTCATGCTTCTTTAGAAGCTGATGCCATCTCCTCCAGTAGGATCTTCTTTGCCGTGATGTCATGTATCAGTCTTGTCCGGTATGCTTCTCTCGCAGCGTCTCTCATGCGCTTCTCGGTGATGCAGCCCCGCTCGGTGGGCAGCTTAGGGAAGCGTGCCATCACGAGCGTGTGGATGATATGCAATTCATCTGCGCTCATATCTCTCCGAGCATGTCCTCGCCGCTCAAATCACTTGCAGCCTGGTCGATGGGGATGAGGCCCTGCGCAATGTATGCGGCATCATACGCACCACCCTTTGGCTCGTAGTTCATCGCCACCCGCTTCTCATCGTATGTCAGCCAATCAGCGGAGCGCAGGCCGTTCACCATCTTCTCCATGTCCCTTTGCAGTTCAGGCAAAGCCATGATGTCGAAGTCGATGAAGACGTTTTTGTCACCCATCCGCGGCACCAGCCACTTGTTCAGCTCATCGCGAAGCTGTGCGCACATTGGCACAATGGTGTTCGTGACAAGATCGCGGAGTGCGTTCTGGTAGTTGTTGTCGGCCATGTTGTCAGCAGAGAACAGCACCACCGGCATGCTGAACACACGGCACCATTGCTCAAGGCTGAACTTCATCGTGTCGATGAGAGCCATCTCGGATGAGGTCAGCCCGAAGTTCAGGAACTCCCACGGAGTCTGGAGCATCGCCACCTGACCATACCGGTCATTGTTGTTGACCCGGTCAGCGAGTGCCCTTTGCATGTTGGCGGCGGTCTTCTCGTCAACCAATGGGATCTGGTTGCCGATGGCTTTGGGCACCAGTGCGCCCTTCGCCCCACCATTGGCCATGAGCTTGGCGGCAGCCTTTTGACTTTCAACGCCCATGATGTAGTTGTTCCAAGCGGCCTGAATGGGAGACACGCCCCGAAGATGGGGACGGGTCACCGAGTCGAACTTCGGGTTCCATGACTTCCATTGCAGGATGTCCGACTTCTGAAGTGCAATGTTGCCATTCCCGGAAGTCAGTAGCCATCCGAGCACACCGAAAAGGTCATTCGGGTCAGATACCAAGTCCATGAATTGGCTGGGCATGACAAGCAGCTCGGTGAATTCGCCCTCGTCAATGTTGCCATCATTGCCCCAGATGAAGCCTTCACCCGTCAGGAAGCGCATGCCGAAAAGTTGCTCGAAGAACTGGTCTTGCCCTTGGTATCCGTTGGGATTCTTCAGGATGTTCGCGACCGCGGAATCTTCCACGATCATGCTCTCATCATACGCAGCCTTGCGCTCTTGGATGGCGCGATCAAGCGCACCCGGATTGCCGAGGCCTTTCGTCAGGTGCTTGTATCGCTCAAGGCTT